TCCCATGATAGGAAAAGGAAGAAACATAATCTATACATCATATAAAGAGATAGACGCATCTAATGTCATTGAAGTAGTAGTCGATGCTATGAATCTGTATCGTGAAAATTCAAATGAATGTCAGTTTTTACTTGATTATGCGTCAGGCGATCAGCCCATCATCAGAAAAGAACCCAAAAAGACAATGACATGGATAGACTGTCAGGCAGTCGACAATGTGGCATTGGAGATTTGCGACTTTTGGCGTGGTTTTGGATGGGGAAACCCTATCTCTTTGGTGTTAAGAGGCGATGCAAAGAACGCAGACGAAAAGTCAAAAGGTATAGCAGAGTTAAATTACTGTTATTCAGCAACAGGAAACGAACGAGCATTACAGATAATGGCTGATTTTATCGTCAAATGTGGTATATGCTATACACTTATTGACATTAACAAGGAATACGAAGAAGGGGACTCTTATTTCACAAGGGATGTAGTCGATCCCCGTTGGGCTTTTGTTGTCAGGTCAACAGCTTATTCGGACAGACGAGTAGTTTTAGGTGTTACCTTAAACATGGACAAAGAGAACAACTATTGGGTTTCGGCATTTACAAAAGACTATCGTTTCGATATTAAGGGCGAAAACAATAATAAAGACGAAAAATCGGTAGCAAAAGGTGATGATTATTTCAAGAACAGTTATATTTGGCAGCCTTCAATAGTATTTGGCGAAAAGAACAGTCTTGGAAGAATACCCTTAATTGAGTGGTATTGGGATCCGAAGCGAACAAGTGTATTTGAGAATCAGATTTCGGCACTTGATAACATAAATCTTCTTGTTAGTGATATTTCTAATGGAATTGAACAGAACATACAGGCTATTTGGTGGGCTAACAATGTTGAATTTGAAAAAGTAGTAGTTACTGATGAAAACGGCAACGAAAGTGAAATGATTGTCAAGCCTAAGAATGGTGATTGGGTAATGACAAAAACGGCAAGAGAGGGTGTCAATCCGGCAATTCAGCCGTTAGTAATGGACTATAACCTTGATGGTATGAATAAATCCTACACAGAGCAGAGATCACTTGTTTTACAAAAGTGTCATGTCCCCCAAAGGTCAGAAACTTCCGGCGGTTCATCAGGTGTGGCTATGGACACAGCCGCCGGATGGGCTGACGCAGAAAGTGTAGCATCATCAAGAGAAGAAATAGTTAAGGGTTGTCAGTTAGACGAGATTAAAGTTGTTTTAAGAGCAATTAAGGAATCGCCTGATTTAATCGACAGTCCTATGTTGTCTTTATATCCTAACGATGTACAGCCCGCAATTCGCAGACCTAAAAACTTTGATTTGGTTTCAAAAACGAACGCAATCACAACACTTTTGGCACATGGTTTCTCGTTGGAAGATGCCGTAGCGAATGTTCCGTTGTTTGCAGATGCTACTCAGGTCATTCAGAGAAGTGGCGAAGGTGTGGCTAAATTTCAGGAAACTATTTTCAATAATGAAAATAGCAAAACTGAAAGTGCCGGACAGGATATGGCAGACCAGGTTGATAGAAGTCCTATTTTACAGTTATGACAAGAAGCATAGACGAACTCAATAATTTAAGAAGGTCCGTGGATCCGAGAAAATATTTTGAAGAAATGGGATTTACGGAGGAAGAAATCGAAGAAAGATTAGAGTTTACCGAAAAGGCGAACTCTATTTTTGATTTAATCCTTGTCATTATTCTTTTGTCAGCAGATAGGGACGAAGCCTTTTATAAAGGTTTAAAGGACGACCTTGAAACACAATATCTTTCATTGATAAATGATTATGCCGAACCTGATGATTACCTTATACAATATGCGATGGATTTTTCGGAGAACTTTGTCGGGGCAACGAAAGACCACATAGACGAAGAATGGTACACATCAGCCGACAGGTCATTATTTAACGCAGAGAACAGCGCTAATGATGTTCTTAACTACGATGAATATAAAAAGGCCATAGCGGAAGGCAAAACTAAAAAGAAGTGGATAACCGAAAAAGATTCAAAGGTTAGAAAAACACATCAGTTGGTAGACGGCAAAACAATAGGCATTAAAGAAAAGTTTAATGTCGGTGAGGTAGAAATGAGATTCCCCAAAGATTATGAATATGCAGAAGCGTTTCCGCAAGAAACGGTCAACTGCCGATGCAGAGTTAAATACTTATAAATCAGCACCTTAATAGGGTGCTTTTTTATATATCCGCAGAGAAGCGTAAACCACAAACAGGTTCAGAGAAGAACTAAAAACACGAAAGGAAATTAAATATGGGAGAAGAAAATTTAACCAACGAGACAACAGTTGAGACTTCAAACGAAGAAGTTGAAACCTTAAAGGCAGAACTTGAAAAGCAGAGAGCCGAAACTGAAAGATTTAAGGCGTCTGTAAACAAACTTACCAAAGAAGCGGCTGAAAGAAAACGCGCTGACCTCGCTAAATTAAGTGAGGATGAAAGACGTAAAGCCGAACAGGAAGAAGAATTTGCACGTCTTAAAGAACAGGCGGAAGCTGATGCAAGGGAATTAAACCTTTATAAAGCGAAAACGGCCTATAAGGGTTTTGATGATGAAACGATTGAAAAGATTATTGATTCAGCCGAGAACAAAGACCATGCTTCATTAGCTGCAATTATCAACAAGATAGTTGACAAGGCGGTTAAGGACAAAGAGGCAGAATGGAAAAAGTCGAGACCTGGTGTATTCGTTGGGGAAGGTGAACCCCCTAAAAAGACCAAAGAAGAAATTATGGCAATAACGGATCCTACCGAAAGGCAGAAGGCTATTGCTGAAAACATTGAATTATTTGTATAAGGAGAAAAAACATGAGTGCAAAAGCAGGTTTAACCAAAGTAGCCAATCTCTCCGTTACAGCAAGAGAGGTTGATTTTGTTACCCGTTTCAATCAGAATTGGGAAGCATTAAGAGAAATTATGGGTATTTCGAGACCTATCAAAAAGGCAGCAGGCACAAGACTTCGTTCTTACACGGCATCAGTTACATTAGCTGACTCCGTGGGCGAAGGCGAATCTGTACCTTACAGCCAGGCAACAGTTACAGAAGTTTCTTATAGCGATATTACAATCGAGAAGTACAAAAAGGCTGTTTCTATTGAAGCAGTTGATAAGTACGGCGCTGATATTGCTGTTGAGAAAACAGACGATGAGTTCCTTAATCAGTTACAGAATGTTGTATTAGGCAGATTTTATACATTCCTTAACACAGGTTCTCTTACAGGTGCAGAGTCATCATGGCAGATGGCACTTGCTATGGCAAAGGGCAAAGTCCTTAATAAATTCGCATCAATGAATAAGACAGTCACAGAAGTTGTTGGTTTTGCTAACATTCTTGACGCTTATCAGTACATTGGCAGCGCAAGTATTACCATTCAGACACAGTTTGGTATTACTTATGTTAAAGACTTCATGGGATATAAGACACTTTTCTTACTTCCCGCTGATTACATCGCAAGAGGAAAGGTTATTGCAACACCCGTTGACAATATCGATCTTTACTATGTAGATCCCGGCGAATCAGATTATAAGAGACTTGGACTTGATTTCACAGTTCAGGGCGTTACAAATCTAATTGGCTTCCATGCAGAAGGCAATTACGACACAGTAGTAGGTGAGGTTCTCGCTATTATGGGTATGACACTTTGGGCTGAATATCTTGACGGTATCGCAGTTATTACTGTTGATGATTCTTTTTATAAAGATCTCACTATCAGTCCAGAAGTGGGATCAAAAGAAACATACGGACATTTAGTATCGTCTTATCAGAGTGATGTTGCAGTCAATGGCGATGCAGTAACAGGTACGCTTAACTTCATTGAGGGTGGACTTGCACAGAGTGGACCTCTTGCAGGTGATGGATATTTCCTTTGCCTTAAATGGAGTGAGCCCGAAACAGGCGTTACAAGCGTTAAGGTTGGTTTAGTACCCAGCGCAGGCACAGGCCTTGTTGAGGGAATCGGCGATATCGATCGTGACGTTGTATGCAAGATTAGCGACATTGTAAATCAGAGATTTACTGTTGTTCAGAGCGACGCAGCAGGACATAAGAACATTCAGGTTTATGACCTTTCAGGATTAACTCTTGAAGATGTAGAAGCATAAGGAGAAAACTTATGGCATATAAGGTAATAAAAACCTTTAAAGATGCGCAGGATAACCTTTTCACATACCATGC